ACCTGATTCCCCAGGTCTTTCCACCAGTTATAAGTCTCATCGGCTTCTGCGTCGGCTTGAAGTCGGGCCCCCAGGATTCCGGCAAAAATGACCGAAAAATCAGAAGTGGTCAGGGTCCCCAGGGTTGACCGGCCAAAGGCCGCCCGGACCAGGTCCCTGTCGTCAACGCCCAGGGTCTGGATGCCAGCGCTTTTCATCTGCGCATGGATCTGACGCATGATTGAATCTCGCCGGACTGGTCGCCCGTCTAGGGCGGCGTTCAGGACCTTTCGGGTTTCGGTCTCCCAAGACTCCGAACCCCGCGAAATGATGGCATTATTGGCGTTGATTTCGGCCGCCTTGGACGCTTGGATCATGTGCTCAAGCGCCCGTTTTCGTGCCACATCGACAGTGACAGATGCATCGGTGGACATTTCGTCTACCACCTCGGCCGGCATACCTGCCGCATTCGCGATCTCGCGAACCTGCCGTTGCCGGTCCAGATCCGCCTGGATCGCGTCCCTCTTGACCTGCTCGACGTCAACTGACTCCGTAGGGACATTGACGCCTGCAGTGGTCGCTTCAGTTTTCTCCATGTTTTCTACTCCTGTTACGTGTAGAGATCTAAACCCTGCGGTGACGTCCGCAGGCGCATACACTACCGATACCTCAAACGGTTCCCAATCGGTAACCGTCCGGATTTCTTGGCCATTTTCGTCTAGACTTGATATGTAGTCGTAAACGAAATAACCCATCGAAACGCCAGGGTAATCGCCCCTTGCGACGCCCTGGGCAACTTTATTTTGCTCGAACAATTTAACTTTTGCAAGTAGTTGGCCGTTTTTTACCCTGACCGACCCAGGGACTACCCGACCAATCGCATCCCTGACGCTCCAACTATGGTCCGTCATTAGCAGCCCCGTTCGATCTAGTCGCTCGGTCCGTACGGCTTCGGGCTCCATGGACAGGACTTCAAGATATTCCGCCCCATTTCGGGCGGTCCGGCCCACTGCAACACCCGTGCCCAGGGACATCTCGACGGTCCAATTTTCGGCGTCGAGCGTGCCCGGGGATAGGTCCAGCTTGCGAGCAAAAGATTCGTTCGGTTTTTCGTTTTCGCTCATTATTCGGCCTCCATGACTGCCTGCAGCGTCCCAGACAGTGATACCTGGCTCGGGTCGCCATCGGATACTATGCCTAGATCCTTACGTTTTTGAGCATCCAGCGCGATATCGCGGTTCACTTCGTCGGGATCTCTGCCCTCGGATTCGATGATCTCCGACCTGGATCTTAGCCCTGCGCGCATCTCAAGCAACGACGCCTTGACCTCGGTCAGCCGGTCTGCCGACTGCGACCTAGGGGCGGACCATCTAACTGGGTAGTCTCCAGGGGGTAACTGCCCCGACACTACGCACGCCCGGATAAATGCGGCCCATAGCGGATCCAGGACCAACGGCACAAAAACGGACTCGCGCATGGCCCTTATATGCTTATCTTGCTCGATTAGCCCCAGCTTCGCTTGGGCAAAGCTGGCATCGGACATATCGCCGGTCAGGACATGATAGGACAGGCCCACCCCGGCGGCAATTTCCCGATGGGACACCGCCAAAAATTCTTTAATATTTCCCGGTGGTTGTGGATTTGTGTATTTGACCGTCTTGCCATCAGGTAAATAGGCTATCATTCCAGGGCCTAGGCGCTCGATTGGCGACCCATAGGAGTCGGTTACCAGTCTGAGGCCATCCTCGGCGCCGTCGAGGGCCAGCCCGTCGGGTAAAAATGCCGGTGGCTCCGGGGAATCTCCGCCCTCGACGGTCATAACAAGCGTCGCCGCCGCCCGGGTGGCTACTCGGATAGCCTCCATGTAGCCTTCAAGATCCCACAGCGCCATCAGGACCGGGGCCATGATGGGGACGCCTCGGATCTGTCCTGGGCGGTCTGGGGTAAAGCAGTGAATTATCTGGTCCGCAGGCACGCGGATTAGCTTCCCCGGGGCCTGCAGGGTGTCCCCGGGATGGTGGTCTAGGATGTGATAGGCTATTTTTTCGCCGGCCGGATTAAATTCGATTCCGCTTGCCAAATCTGGCCGCTCGATAGTGTTCAACGGCACGTGCTCGGGCTCAAACAGCTTGATTTTTAAGGGAATTTTGCCGTTTGACACAGTAACCAACTGGGCAAATGCTTCACCGGACACTATCCATGTTCGGCACATCAGCCGTTGAATCCCGTAGATATCCAGCCCCGAGCCCACCGCTGGGCGCTTGCCCCATTGTTGCCATAAATCGTAAATTTTATTAGCTTTTTCGACGTCGGTATCAACGGTAGGACGGATCCCGGTCAAAACGATGGAATCCACCAGGGCATTGACCAGTTTTGACCCGTGGGGATCATTTTGCGCCCTGTCCCGGGACCTTGCTCGCAGCATCTCCAGGTCTCTGGCGACCTCGGATACGGGGCCGGATCTGGACCCCCACCAGCGATCGGCTCTATCGAGCTTAGCCCCGGAGTAGCTCCGGGTGCTCGCCCTGGGGCTCGATTGCGGCTTAGATGTCAGCGCCGCCCAGGCGCGCTTGAATCGCCCCATGTCTCACCTAAAGCGAATAACGCCGTGATTTTTCCGGCTTTTTGGATACAATCGCGCTTTCAGATAACTGATGGCCTTACGCATATCTTCAAACGACCGATAAGTGATTGAATTCCCAAAGGAATCCCGGACCGATGTAACACCTTGTGCCAGTGCGGACTCCAAAATCCTAAGGTCCTGTAATGTATAGGCTTTTTCGTGATCTACCATCGATGTCCGCCTCCGTACCTGTCGCCCCTGGATGGAGCAGGTCTAGGCGCCTGCCTAGCAGGTGCTCTAGAGATTCTGATAGTTTTTGGGGCCGGTGTCAAGCTCTTTTTTTCAGGGACTTTTTCGGGCAGCATTTCTTTGAAATCGACGCCTTCGGCTACTATCGAGTACCCAGCCGCCAGGCAATAAACGAACGTATCTAGGGCCTCATTTCGGGCTGATGGGGACCGTTTTTGCCATGAGATCTTGCCCTTTTTATCGCGGACTCGCTCCTCCGATGTTAGCTGGTGCAAAAACGTCGGGTGCTCGTCGATGATATGCTCGGGGATGTGGACATATAGGGGCCCTGGAGAGTGAACCCTAAGGTTTGAGAATATTTCATTTTTCGCCGATATGGTGGCGACCGCATAAAACGAAAGCGGCGCCTCACCTCGTTTTTTCTTCGTTTTTGACACTTTTTTGGGAAAAATCGGCCCTGTCCTGGCCATACCTCGTACGCCCAAAATTCTTTCCCTGGCGTAAGTCTTAGCAAAAATCAGGACTTGCTGCATCAGGAACCCGGCATCAACGCAAGTGGTAGCCGACCTAAGTTTCCTTCCAGACTCCGTTACCCAGATCTTTCGATGCAGGGCCAGCAGTTGCTTCCACGCATCTGACATCCTGGGATCCGATAAAATCACGTCATAGCCCAGGATCCAGGTTTCCCACCCGGCGCCGATGCCCAGGGTCATTGCCTCGAGGCGGTCCTCCTGGACGTCAACCCCCATCACGACGACCTTGACGCCGTCGGGGATATAGGGTCCCCAAGACGGTTCCACCCTTTGCGCCAGGGCATGAGTATCCAGCATCTCGCCTATCTCCCGATAGGGTTCCGCTAACCGTGTGTTTATGAACGTTTTTAGCTCTTTTTGGTCCCCGGACCTGGCCGCGGCAACCGCCCCCTCCCACTGCACGACCAAGGACGCCCATGATAGGGATCCCAGTGGCATATAAAGTGAGTTGTACCAAAACGACCGCACGCCTTTGAAATTAGCGCTTTTTGTAGCCCTCCATGCGCCCTCGGGTAGCATGGTGGCCTTGTGGTTTTCTTCAATCTCCCGCTCGCAGTACCGGCACACGTACCGGACCGAGGACGGATCTCCAGGGTCCCAAATCAGCCGAAAAACGTGATTCCCACCCTCGATTTGCTCACGAAACACCAGCGCTTGGAGTTCTCCGCAAAACGGGCAGGGGACTACGAATCGGCAGTCATCGCCCCGTTCTCTCCATGTCACGATATCTGACTGGTCCTGGACCTTGGGCGACGACACCAGGAACATTTTATTTTGGCCCTCGTAGGTCGTTAACCTTGCCCTAACCAGCGATATCGACGACCCGGCCCCTGACAGGTCCGCCCGGTGGTCGTCGACCTCGTCGACTAGGCCATATCGGTAGGTAGTCGATGTTAGCTTAGATGCCGACTGGGCCCCTACAATGGCTATTTCGCCGCCCCTGAAAGCCTTGTGGTTCACGGTGTTGTATTTACTGCCAGCAGCGTCCTTGCCCGTTAATAACGCCAATATGGGCGAATTATTTATCATCGTGTCAAACCGGGTCTTGGCAAATGCCTCGGCTTTCTCGCCGGTGTCGGTGACGTATAGCACCGGCCCTGGCTGGGTCGTCATGATGTACGTCAACGCCGACTGCAGGATGATAGTTTTCCCGGACTGGACAGGCCCTTGGACAACGATTATCGACGTGGGATCGTCGGGGTGCAGGCAGTCCAAGGGCTCCACCAAAAACGGGTGGGAGCGAAAATCAACTAGCCCTGGGACGGCTGAATATCGGGAATCTAAGTACAGGTGCTCCGAGGCTATCTCCGATGGCATTCTGGGATCCGGAGGGACGAATACGCCGGCTAGGGCGGCTCTGACCTGCTCGATCTGTTCATCAAATCCTGGGTGGCTCATCAGATACCCCCTGCAGAGCTAGCATTATTTCCCTAGACAAAATCCGCCGGATCTCGTGAACGTCGTCTAGATTCAGCAATAGCTTAGCCGCCCTCGCTGGAACTCCCATTATCGCGGCCTTAACTTCGGTCATTTTCTGGGTGTACAAGATCTCCACGTCCACCAGGGGGACCAGCTCTCCGCGCAATTTAGCGGCCTGCAATTCCGCTCTGTCGGCCTGGGCTATTTCGCGCCGGATCCTGGCTGCTTGGTAATCGCCAATATCATCGGCGGTGGTCGCTTGGTTTTTCTTCAGCCATTCGCCGACTGGATCCGCCTCACCAATCCTAGCCCCCGCTCCTGACGACTTCCGGCTTTGGTACACCATGCTGGCGGTCGCCGTGACGTCGATCCAGTCATTTTCGTCGAAGACCAGCCAGCCATTTCGCCGCCACGTCCCGACCTGCCTGGGGGAAACGCCCAAGGTCTCCGCCAGGGCAACCTGGGTTTTGACTTTTTTTGACATGTCGAGTCCACTCCAAAAAACAGGAAGCCGTTAATTTTCACCAAATAAAAAAATCGAGAGCGCGCCGGAAGTCACCCGCACGCCCCC